GCGTAAGTGAAAAGTCCATATCTGGCGTGGAAATTGAATGTCATGAGTGGTTCCGAAGGACCTGGTGGGAAAATAATGTTATACCACCAGGGACAGGGACACCTGTCTATAAATACCAGCAGACCCCCCATGTATGCCCAACTTGGGCAGCAACATGTCTGCCGCACTCTGCCAGCACACTGCATGCCAAGGTTTCAAGACCCCTGTCAACAATGGCTTACACCAATCGTCGTGCTACACGAGCGTCTCGGCCACGTACTTACCGAAGAAAAGGCCGCTATGGAACAAGAAGGACATTCCGTCGCTCCACCGTCAGGAAGCGAACCTATCGGAAGAAGACAACGTCGGGGAACTTCCGCAAAAGGATTCTGAACACCACAAGTCGTAAAAAGCAGGACACTATGTCCCCCGCTATCGTTTCGCCTACTGCAATCACGCCGGATGTTACACCCGGACCAATCGCGTTCACGGCCTCAGACGGGATTCAAATTGGGTTGTGGAATTGTACCCAACGCAACCGCGACACCGGCACACCGGATATTCCCGGTCGGGTTGATGAACCCGCTACCCGCACAGCAACAAAGTGTTTCATGCGTGGTTTACGCCAGCGCGCCCTCATTCAGACTTCTGGATCAGGCGCATGGATATGGAGACAAATAACGTTTACGTTCTACTCCGATTTCCTCTATAGGAATCATGATGGCATCTCAGATAACATCATTGCCAGATATGGCCTCGAAACAGCGCCAGATGGCTATCGCAGAGCTCTACCGTTCTTTAATGGCGGTCTACCGTCAGATCAGACTCGCCTAACCCAGCTACTTGCATATGTATTCAAGGGTGCACAAGGCACAGATTGGAACAACGTCATCACCGCTAAAACACATTCGGAAAGGGTCCGCATAAAGAGTGACCGCACAAGGTACATTCGGTCAGGCAACGACTCCGGCACCTTCCGCATATTCAAGGATTGGATGCCAATGAACCACACCTTGGAGTACGATGAAGACGAAGTCGGCGGTGTACAGGGTTTAGGCTCCCTCTCAGCTGCGACTCGGTCAAGCATGGGAGACTATTACGTTATGGATATATTTCAACCCACTCTTGGGGCCACTAGTGATGAACAACTTGTTTTTGATCCAGAGGCTACGTTGTATTGGCACGAAAGATAGGCTCTCGTAGATGAACAAATATACAGTTTCCTTCTAACCACCTAATATCCGTCTCTGATAAGTGAGGTTCTAACCTAGGATCATCGTTGGACAACCAAATGCATGGCCTACCCCAGTCTATAATAACCGGATCTCTGTATAGGATCTTTACTTGAAATTGCTTCTGGCAACCTAACCAGTTCTTGTATTGAGGTACAAACTTCAACTGCATGTCGTCGAAAACAGCATAGTCGACGTCGTTGTACCGCATTGCCTCAGCCCCCGAGTATAAGCCACAGAAGTATATGTGGCTGCCTAATGATCTAGCCCACACTGTCTTTCCAAGCCTAGTCTCTCCATACAGCACCAGTGATTTCTGCCTGATCACATTAGCATAGAGACCGCAGCTATGGGGACCCCCCCGAGCCCCCGAGGGAGGGGATAATGGCGAGGACACAAAAGACCACACAACTGGGTCACAACATGAGCCCATGTAGCGACCGGAGGGATCTTAGGACGCAGTCCGGCCCGGAGGGGAGCGATTCTTACCTTGCTATTCCATCACTAACGCCCAATCCTCCGGACGAAGCATATCCTGGAACATAGCTTTCCTTCCATTGACAAAGGTCAGGTAACGATCCAAGATCAAACTCAATCCCTTCTGGCGTTGAGTATTCAGCGTGTTTGGGCTTGAATCGCCAAGCGGCGTACGCATGGATGCTTGTGAAACTACGCAGAAGAAGTGACGGTGCGTCTCTCGCAACAGCGTCCCAAAACTCTCCAGCGTCGTTGATTTCAACGAGTTGAGCGAAGTCAATTGCATTTCGTGATCTGACAGCTCCCACATTGCTTCCTCCTGGCCGTTCCAGGCCTCCCCAGACGATATCTCCATCTTTTGTTGCGTAGTCGTAACCTCTTTCTGGACTTCCTTTAGAAGGGACAATGTTCGGATGAAACTGTAGCACATCAAACGTGCGTTCTCCTCTAATTCGTCGTTTGCGTCCAAAATCAGCGAAAACGTGCAAGTGATGGCCTCCATCGCAATGGTCTTCTCTGCTGATGATGCATTCCGCTCCCATAGAGGTAAAATGAAGCCCAACTGCTTCAGGATCAAGCCCGTCGCATTGAGCGTAAGTGAAAAGTCCATATCTGGCGTGGAAATTGAATGTCATGAGTGGTTCCGAAGGACCTGGTGGGAAAATAATGTTATACCACCAGGGACAGGGACACCTGTCTATAAATACCAGCA